GACCATGATGTCTCGAAAGAGATCGGCCATGTCGGAACCTTTGAGTTCAAGCATGACCACACTTGGGCGATCAAGGATCTGGAAAAAGCGAGGGAATCGTAATGGCCCTGACCACTTACAACGAGTTGAAATCGTCTGTCGCGGATTGGCTCAACCGAACCGATCTGACGGCGGTGGTGCCTGACTTTATCTCTCTGGCCGAGGCGCAGATTGAGAGGACTTTGCGCACCCGTCAGATGATCGTAAGGGCTACGGCTGCAATCGATACCGAATACAGCGCGGTTCCTGCCGACTTCTTGGAAACCAAGTCGATCAAGCTCAACACAAACCCGGTGACGGCTCTGGCGTTTGATTCGATTGATGCGATGGACTTGATGAAGTCAACGAGATACCTGTCTCCTGGCAAGCCTCAATACTTCAGCATCGTTGGAGGCCAGATTCGGGTTCTGCCTGTGCCTGACAACAGCTACACGGCAGAATTGACTTACTACGCGAAACTCACGAAGCTATCAAGTACCGTGTCCTCTAACTGGTTGCTGGCATCATCGCCTGATGTGTATCTCTATGGCTCGCTGATGCAGGCATCGCCATACCTTAAGGATGATGCAAGGATTCCTGTGTGGTCTTCAATGTACACAAGTGCCTTAGAGGCGATACAGGTTGCAGATGATCGCGGCGCGACATCTGGCGGGGCTATCATGATGCGGGCTAGGACTTTTGGATAAAGGAGTGTTGAAATGTCATCGTTTACCGACTACACCGAGAACCTAGTTCTCACTTGGCTCTTGACCACTGGCAGCGCAACGCGGCCTACTGCGTGGTTCGTGGGACTATTCACTGCTGCGCCTTCTGACACTGGTGGCGGCACTGAGGTGTCCGGCAACGGCTATGCACGCACTGCAACCGGCACGATCACGGTTTCAGGCACCTCGCCAACGAACGCCACCAACTCGGCGGCTATCGAGTTCCCTGCGGCCTCTGGCGGTAACTGGGGTTCGATTGGCTGGGCTGCGATCTTCGATGCGTCTACAGGCGGCAATATGCTGGCCTGGGCTGCTCTTAGCACCTCGCGCACCATCAACGATGGTGATGTGTTGCGCATTCCTGTTGGCGATCTTGACGTTACTCTGACTTGATTGAGCGTTTCTTGTGATTGATGCGGTATTCGTCTAGGCGAATTTCTGTCTTGAGGTATTGATATGGCTTTGGTGATAAAAGACAGGGTAAAAGAAACAACCACCACAGCCGGCACGGGCACAGTTACGCTTGCTGGTGCAGCTTCTGGTTATCAGTCCTTTTCTGTCATTGGTAACGGTAACACGACTTTTTATGCAATAGTCGACTCTGCTGCCGGTACTTGGGAGGTTGGGATCGGCACATATACGTCAAGCGGAACTACCCTGAGCAGAGATACTGTTTTGGAGTCTAGCAATAGCGGATCTGCCGTTAACTTTAGCTCAAACAGCAAAGATGTTTTTGTCACATATCCTGGAGAGTATGCAGTTGTTGCTAGTAATAATCTAGGAACATCTGGGCAAGGCTTGATTTCTGCCGGCCCCAATGCTGCGGCTGCCTGGGGCAATGTCAGCGCAGACATCCAAGAGTTCACTTCTACTGGCACATCTACATGGACTAGGCCAGCAGGCGCGAAACTGGTTTATGTCTTGATGTTTGGTGGCGGCGGTGGTGGCGGGTCTGGGCGCCGTAGAGCGTTAAGTTCTGCTGGCACCGCCGCTTCTGGCGGCGGCGGCGGCGGTGCTGGCGGAAGATCCGAATTGTGGATACCCGCCGCTGCGTTGGGCGGCACGGAAACAGTTACTGTTGGCGCTGGCGGCACAGGCGGTGCCGCACGAACCACTGATGACACCTCGGGTGCAGCCGGTAATGATGGCACAAGCACATCATTTGGCTCTTGGGGTCTTGCTAGGCCGGGCACCACTGGTAGTGGTGGCACAACATCCAGCGGTGGCTCAGGCAATGGGGGTGGCGGCGGTGCTGATGGAATTACACAAGGCGCTACAAGCTACTCTGCGAATGGAGGTGGCGGTACAACTTCCACAGGAAGCGTAGCAAATCGCGGAGGCTATCGCGGTGGTGGCGGCGGCGGTGGTGCCGGGTTTTCGGCAGCCTCTACTGCGGCTAACCTTGGTGGCGCTGGTGGGCTAGGAGGCGCGGCTTACAATAATTCTTCTACTAGCACTGGCTCAGGCGGCGCGGCTGGCGCAACAAACGGAGCTGGCGGCAATGGAGCTGACGCCGCGTCGTTTTTTATTGGTGGTAGCGGTGGCGGTAGCGGTGGTTCTGGCACAACTACAGCAGGCGCTGGCGGCAATGGAGGCCGCCCTGGAGGCGGCGGCGCTGGAGGTGGCGCAGGTCATGGCGTTAACTCTGGCGCTGGCGGCAACGGCGGCAACGGTTATGTTCGTGTAATCACATTCTTCTGACTATGCCCAAGCAATTCCTACTCAATGCAGACGGCAGCATCCCTGCCAATGTCAATGTCCAGGCTTTGCAGGAGGCCGGCATTCCCTTGGTTCTGCCGACAACCATGCCGCGCGAGTTTGGCATGGTGGCCGTGGAGCAAGAGCCACAACAAGATGCCGATGGTGTGTGGCGACAGGTGTGGGTGCTTGAGTTTGCGCCAGAGCAACAAGAGCCTTTAGAGTAAAAAATGCTTGGCTTTTCTGCATTTTCTGAAATACCGTTTTCAGCGCTACCAAGCGCTGTAGTGGTTCAGGATGCTTCTTTTTCTATTTCTGCGTCTTCTACTGTATCGGTATTTGCAAAAAGAACAGCCAACATATCGGTGTTGGTTTCTGCGTCTTCTACTGTATCGGTATCTGCAAAAACAACAGCCAATGTATCGGTATTGGCTTCGTCATCTTCGTCTGCAAGCGTATCAGCTTTAAGGTACGCGGTCGGTGCATTTAACGCTAGTTCGACATCTAGCCTCAGCGTTTTTGTTTCGCTTATTGCCAAATCTTCTTTTGCGGTTGCTGGTTCATCAACGATGAGCGCATCGGCGCTTCGTTACGCAATTGCATCATGCTCGGCAGCAAGTTCATCATCAATGAGCGTATCTGCGCTCAGGTATGGCATTGCATCATTTACCGCTGCAAGTGCAAGCTCGATGTCGCTTGCCGCAACCAGGGTGCCCATAGCATCGCTTCAACTTAACGGTGCATCTACTCTTACGATCAACACTACTGGGACATTCAACAATCAGGTATCGATTGCATCACAGTCGCAAACTTCCATCAGGGTTGTAAGCAGACTAAATGCTGCTTCTTCAGTTGTTTGCTCATCTAGCGTATCCGTTTCTGCTATCCTAAAATGGACGCCGGAATCCGATACATCAGAGACATGGACAAGCATCCAAGACACATCCGAGGTCTGGACTGCGGTTTCTGATAACTCGACAAGCTGGGCCGCTGATAGCGATACGCCCGAGACTTGGACTCCCATCTCCGACAACTCTGAAACGTGGCAAATTGCTGCATGAGGTGAAAAATGGCTGATACCACGACGACCAACCTTCTTTTGACCAAGCCAGAAGTAGGCGCATCAACAGATACATGGGGCGGGAAGATAAACACCGACCTAGATACCATTGATGCAGTATTCAAGGGCGATGGCACTGGCACCAGTGTTGGCCTTAATGTGGGGTCTGGAAAAACGCTGGCTGTGGCTGGAACCTTAGCCGTAACTGGATCAGCAACCGTGATTGAGTTTGCAGATGGCACTGCATCAGCACCATCAATCACAAATGATGGAGATACCAACACTGGTATTTTCTTTCCCGCAGCAGACACCATTGCGTTTACTGAGGGTGGTACTGAGTCAATGCGCCTCGACTCCTCCGGCAACCTGGGGATTGGGACGAGTTCGCCTGCGTTTGCGCTTGGCTCTGGGCTACAGGTTGGGCGCGCAGGCATCGCCACACTGCGGTTGGAAAATACTTCCGGCGGCAACAGTTTAGAAATTGCGGCTGATTCAACCACAAACGGTATTCGCTTTTACGGGATAAACAATGCGCCGTTTGTTTTTGCGCCTAATGCCACCGAACGTATGCGTCTCGACTCCTCCGGCAACCTCGGCCTGGGGGTGACGCCGAATGCTTGGGCAGCAGGGTCCAGAGCATTGCAGGCGGGAAGCACAGGCGCTGCTTACACCGCCCTGTCGCAGGCTACTGGCGGCGACAGTAATTTGACAAGCAACGTGTACTTGTCTGCGGCGTCAACATGGACGGCCATTGCCTCACTTGGCGCAAGTCGGTATCAGTTAGATTTTGGTTTGCACAAGTGGTACACCGCCGCTTCCGGCACCGCAGGCAACGCGATCACGTTTACTCAGGCGCTCACATTAGATGCAGACCGAAATCTGCTTTTGAACGGCACAACCGCAGGAGCATCGTCTGTTGGCACTTTTGCAATTTTCAACGGCACGGCTCCAACAGGATCAGTCACTAACGGGTGCATTCTTTACACTGAAGACGTTTCATCAAGCAGCGAATTGAAGGTCAGGGACGAGGCAGGCAACGTCACCACCCTTTCACCCCACAACTTTGAACTCATCCCAGAAGGCCCGTCAGAAGACATGGCGTGGTCTTACTATTCGGAGCGTGACGGCAAGCGCATCAACGTGGATATGCTCAAGGCTATTCGCTTGCTGGAAAAGCTCAGCGGTGAAAGACTGGTGTACGAAGCATGATTACGCAACAATCCATTGCCGACTGCTTTGAGTACCGTGATGGGTACTTATATTGGAAGGGCTTAGGCCATCCAAACAAACAGTATCTGCTGGACAAGCCTGCTGGATCAATCCACAAAACAGGCTATCGTCACATCACATGGCGAGGTAAAGTTCAGAAAGCACATCGCTTGATATTTATGTTGCATCACGGCTACTTGCCGCCAGAGGTTGACCACATCAATGGCGACCGTGCTGACAACAGGATTGAAAATTTGCGACCAGCTACACGCAGCGAGAATCAATGCAATCGCAATGCTTTGGCAAACAACACATCAGGCTATCCCGGTGTGTCGTGGCACAAGAAAAGCAAAGCATGGGTTGTGCGTGTAATGAAGAATGGGAAGACTGTTGTCCATCAATACTTCAAAGACTTGGAGTTGGCTGGACTTGTTGCTACTGAGGCACGAGCTTTGTATCACGGCGCATACGCCAAACCTTAAAGGAGCCTAAACCATGACTACTATCACTACTACTTGGACCGTCACGGCGCTTGAAGCCAAGTAAAGGACTCACCATGACAACGATTGTTTGGACCGTTACGCAGCTTGACCGCAACACATCTAACGGGTTTGTCACTACGGCTCATTGGCGTGCTACGGCAACCGATGGGGACTACAGCGCAAGCATTTACTCTACTGCATCATGGTCTGATGGCTCTCCGGCTGTGCCCTATGCCAATCTGACCGAGCAGCAGGTATTGGGATGGATCTGGCAATCAATTGATAAGGCATCTGCCGAGCAAGCTCTAGAGCAGCAAATTGCTTTGCAGAAGAACCCTGTCACGCAACATGGGACACCGTGGAGTGACTGACATGGAACCCGAGATTGACCCCATCAAGTATGGAGCAATGTGGCAGCGTGTCCAGGACTACGAGCGCCGGTTCGAGGTCATTGACAAGAAGCTCGACAAGATGGAACGCCAGATTGAGGAACTCCTAGCACTGGCAAACAAGGGCAAAGGTGGCTTCTGGATGGGGATGACGATTGCCAGCATGGTTGGTGGGGCCATCACCTGGGTAGCGGGGCACTTCAAGGGAAGCTGACGTGGTTGATCCAATTACCGCTCTCGCTGCCATATCATCGGCAGTCCAACTCGTCAAAAAGGTTTCCAAGACCGTTGACGATGTGGCATCGCTAGGGCCGGTGTTGGGCAAGTACTTCGATGCCAAAGAGCAAGCCATCGAGGTGGTCAAGCAGGCCAAGGCTGGTGGCTTCAAGGGATCTGCACTGGGCAAGGCACTGGAGCTAGAAATGGCTCTAGAGTCTGCCCGCGAGTTTGAAGAGCAGGTCAAGATGCTTTTCTTTCAGTCGAACAAGATGGATGTTTGGCAGAGGATCACAGCCCGTGCCAAGCAGATGGAGATCGACGCTGCTCACGATGCGCGGCGCAAGAAGGAAGCTGCAAAGAGGCGTGAAGCCGAGATTGAAGAGGTCATCATCCTGATGGTTGGCCTTGTTGTTGGTGGTGCTGCAATCGCAGTAACCATCTGGGCTGTGATAACTGGGTTCAACTGGTAATGACTAGATCAGAGCTAGAAATCATCATCAAGAAGCGGGCCGCGATCACGGTAACGATCTTTGCGGCGATGCTCGCCATCAATACGATGCTCGGCAGCAGCAACAGCAGCAAGGTTCTCACCAACACGATCCAGGCTAACAATATGTGGGCTTGGTATCAAGCCAAGAATGTGCGCTCTGTTGTCTATGACGTTGCTGGCCGAGCAGATGATGCTGCCAGGATGAAGATGGACATGGAGGACATTACGACTAAGGCGCATGATCTGGAGGAGGAGCGCGACAAGGCGAAGGAGCGAAGCCCTTATTACACCTATGCGGGATCAGCCTTTCAGATTGCCATCGTGCTATCTACTGCTGCCATCTTGGCAGTGACGATGCCATTGTTTTGGGCGAGCGCCGCTGTCGGTTTGATCGGTGCCGGCCTCATGTCTTTCGGTTACTTTGGAGTCTGATATGTTGACCCTTCTCTCTACCGTTGTCTCCTTCCTGATGGGTGGCCT